GTCCTGCTACTCTTCCTTCAAATGGACCTCCATGTGCATATGTTCTTGGTTGAGCCACAGCATTTAATGCTTCTTCTGATGCTACTTGCAGTAAAGGTTGTAAGGCTGGCATCATGGAACCATATGCTTCAGCTGCTCCAGTAAGACCTCCCCCTTGCATTTGTTGCATAGGATTTGGACCTAATGCAGCAAGTTGATCATAAGCTTTTGGTGTAGTTGGTGCAGATGCTTGTCCAGACATTTCTTTTAATTTTTCTAATAATTCAGGAGGAATGTTACCCATCATACCACCACCTGCCATTTGCTGTGTAGGATTATCAGTTAGACCAGCAAACTGATCCATTCCTTGAGAACCACCTACATCTTGACCTTGTCTTTTTAATAGTGCTAACACTTCAGGATTGTTAAACATTTCATTAAAGAAGCCTGCACCTTTACCACCTTGACTTGATCCTCTTGGACCACCTTGTGATGAGGCACTTACACTACCACTACCACCACCTATACCTAATGCTTTACCAAGAGCTCCACCAAATGCCATTTGTACAGGTCTTTTAACTAGATCATGCATTTGCATTGGATCACCTAATTGTATAGGTTGTCCATCAGGACCTACACCATAATAATTATTTGTAATTTCTGGTGAAACACTTTTTTTATCACTTCCTAATTTACCCATTAATGAATTAATAATAGCTACTGAAGGAATATACTTTCCAAGATCACCACCAAAAGCAAGTTCTATAAGTCCTCCTTGTGCTATTTGTTGTACTGATCCTCCCCTTTTTGCATATCCTTGATTATAATAATTTATTGGTGTTATATTATCACCTATGAAAGCTCCTGTTATATCTTGCTGACTATAAGGTCCTTGCAATTCCATGTTATATGGCTGAGTCCATAATTCTCCTGTTGCTGTAGGAGGTCTGGAAAGATCTCTTGGTCTATTGGCATCAGCTCTCATTTGATCTACCATAGCATTTAGCCCTGCCTGTCCTGCTGTTTGTGTAGCTAATCCAAGCTGAATTGAAGGTTGTTTTATAGCTTCTCCAAATCCCATAGTATTTATTGCACTATATAAATCTCTTTGAGGAACAAAAGCTGTCTTTGCTATAGTTCCAATACCTCCTGTTGTTAAGTTTTGACTTGCTAATTCTATAGCTTTCTGAGCTGCTGTTTCCTCTGCAATTTTCCTTGCTGCCTCAGCTCCTCCTCTAAAAATAGTGTCTTTTGTAACTGCTTGTGTAGCAGCCTGTTTTATAGCTTCTTCTCCTGCTTTTTTAGTTGCTTCTTTCCCTGCACCTTTTAATACTTCTGAACCTGTACCACCAAGTAATCCTGCAGTTGCTGCACTAATTAATCCACTTGTTAATGCTTCATCATGTCCTCTTCCTACTAATCTTTGACCACCATAACCAGCTGCTGCCGCTGCTGCAATTTGAGCTGCTGTGGACATACCACCTGTAGCTATACCTGCACCAACACTTAATAAAGCTGGAAGAATTGCTTCAAGAATACGTGATCTACCTTCTGGTAATCCTGTGGCTGGATTAATAGTCATGGTATTACCAGATAGCTTATTTAAATTACTTACTTCTGAAGGACTAAGATGAACAAGCATACTGTCATTCTCTCTACCCTTCATTGCCATAAGGTTAGCTAATCCTGACATAGGTGCATCATGCATTACTGTCGTTGGATTTTCCATAGGTATTTTTACCACGTTATTACTCCCTAATTATAAACATTATATAGTGTAATGCTTGATTTTGCAAAGATTCTCAATTAAGATTTTCCCATGCTTGTGTTCCTGCTGTACTTACATATCCTTTAAATTTACCTGTACTGGCACTATATGCTATATCACCAGCTCTGGGTGATCCAATAGTACTTACAGTTACAACACTGTAAATATTTGTAGATGGTGTACTATCTACCTGTGTATCTCTTGTATCTAATTCTAATGTTAAAGTTGCTGCCCATCTTGATAACTCATCATATGCTTTTTGTACCTCTTCATTCTTAATATCATATGCCATAGGTATTTCTGGATATCTTGCCATTATGCTTGTCCATCAGGTTTAAGATCCAGACGAACAGCACCATATCTCCAGTAAGTATTATTAGTATAAGAAGATACTCTTACTCTTGCTTGTCTACCTCTGGCTCTCATATTAATTCGTTGTGTTTGAGAAGTAATACTAAAAGGTCCTTTCTCTGTTAAAGGTCCTGTAGGATATTGTTTAGTCTTAATACTCATAGTAATATTACCATCATTAATTGTAAAGTCAGGAATAATTTTATCTATAAACATCATCTTATGTCCATCATCAATATCAAAGTCTGCAGATTCTACATAAGCTGTTAAACTATCGCCATCTCCACTATAGACATCATCTGGTTCATTATTATATAAATATGAAGTATTACTTGTTGTTATCGTATTATCATAAACTGTTCTATCTTCGAATGTAGTATAAAGTATCGTTCCATATACCCATGTATTATTTGCATAATTCCATATTACATAACTATCACATTCATCTGAAGATGCAGAAGGATATAACCATATAACTTCTTTAAATTCTGAATTAATTCCTGCATAAACTTTATCTTTTTGAGATGTATTAAATGAATCATAAATATATCTACGAACTGTACAGGGAAGATTTCTTACTTGTCCATCAAAGAGGAAGAAATTATTATCACCCATCCATACCAATCTTCCATCTATATCTACAGCTCCATGTTGAGAAACTAATCCACATGCTGTACCTAGTTGTCTAAAATTAAATATAAAAGGAGGACCAACAAATTGCATACCATACAAAGCATTATCAGTAAAAACACCAATAATATTTTTAGAACGAACACCTGCTACAATTCTGGAACCATCTGTTAATATAGTTTCACCTGATGTAGTAGAGACAGCTGGAGTCCAGTTATTATAATCTTCCTGATCACTCCACCTAACTAATAAAGGATTGTAAGTTCCTGTTCCAAATTCAGTGGAACCAAAAGCAATCACATGACGATCATTAGGGGAAACAAGGATACTATCAGTAACTGTTGGGGATGCTGTAACTACAGTACCACGAGTTGGTTCAGTAGAAACATCCGTATCATAATAATAAATCTTTCCACCTTTTCTATTCATGAGAACATCTTCACCCCATGTGTCTAAAGACCATTGCGTTATTCCAAAGCTAATACCTGATGCTGATGCAGGTTGATTCCATGCACGATATCCTGTTGTTGAAATAGTTGCTTGATATATAGCAGCACCATATCCTAATCCTTGTATAGCATTCTGATTTCCTGTGGGTATAAGATAACCCATATCAGCTGTTCCTACAGAAGTCTGAGTTGCATTAGCTGCAGTGGAAACTTCTATGGCAAAGGAATTAATATTAATAATAGAAACAGAACATACTTGATTAGTAAGATCAACAGTTCCTCCTATAGTATTTTTAGAAGAGGTAAAAGTAATAAAATCTCCTTGACTTAAATTATGAGCTGCAGCTGAAACATAAATTCTTGTTGATCCATCTGCAGTTGCAAATGCACTTGTTAAAGCTACTGAACTAACTAGAGGAGTTACATCAATATTATTATCACCATCATAAGAATAAAGTTTCTTTTCAGTTCCAAACATAATATGTCTTTTAGTATCATTATCAGCCCATGTGATAAGATCACGAGCTAGACCATCAAATGCAGTGGTAACTCTTTTAGCATAACCACGCATATTTTCAGGTTTACCTTCTCTGAAGCGTACACGATTTCCATCATACCATGAACCTTCTTCAGCATAACGTGTAGATTCTCTATGAAATCCGGGTTTAAAATTTAACCTTGATGTGATTGAATCAACTGCCATTAGTTATTCTTTGCTCCTAAAATTGTACCTTCAGTAGTTACAGTTACATTTGACCATCCATTAATAGCTACACCAGCTGCTCCACCAGCTCCAGCAGAAGCATATGTACTCCAACCACCATTAGCATTATTTAATCCACTATTTCCAGTACTTCCTAAAGCACCACCATTACCACCAGTTCCTCCATTAGAACTATGTTGATTGATAGTACCCTTTCCAGCACCACCAGCACTTAAAGTTCCAGCATCACCAGCAGGTCCAGAAATATATGCTTCTGCTTGTCCGGGAGTAGCGGGACCTCCATTTCCATATCCTGCTCCACCACCACCAGCACCTCCTTGAAAACTCCAACCAGTAGGATTAGCTTCTCCTCCATTTCCTCCTCCGCCACCGCCACCACCGCCTCCGATGGTTCCGTTGTTGGTAAGATTCATAGTAACACCACTAATAACATTTACAGATGGTCCAGCTGGTTGTCCATTACTATATCCAGCACTAGGATATGCAATAACAACAGAGAATGAACCACTAGCACCAGCTCCACCTTTACCTACAATATAAGTTCCACTATCTAATGTAAGATTTACAGTAGAATTAGTTGGTAGTCCAGTAGTTTCAAACGCATAATTACTTATACTACCACTTTTAATAATAGCTGAACTTGATAAAGTTAAAGTAGCTATCACAATATCTGTTCCATTCCATCCTTGTGATGTTGCTTCAGTAGCAGTATTAAAATCTGTAGTAGTTCCTGAAAAAGTTTTAGTAAATACAAAACCTTGTGTAAATGATTCTAACCATGCACTACCATTCCAGTAGTAAGTATTATTAACAACTTTCCATGCACTACCATTCCAGTA